TGTATACAGAATATTGCTTGCCGCCAAGCGCTAGGCTTGAAACGTGTTGCACAGTGTCCACCTTCTTTGCGATCGTCTCTTCTACTGCGTTTTTTGAGCGCAGTTGAATCACTAGAGCCCACAAGGCCGATCGTGATTCTGCACAGTACCCCTCTGCCGACCTGGCAGAGTTCTATGTACCGTGCTGTGGCGCTATACCACAGAGCCTCTTTGGATTGGAACCCAAAAAGACTCATATGCTACAGCCTGGGCTTGTCACCCATCATGGCACGGTTCCTTGGAGCCGTAACATGGTAGCACCTATAGTTGGTCCTTTTTCAAAAAGTATTACACTTAAAGGGCCCCCGAATGACTTCGGGTTTAAGCCGACTTGGTTCTCTTTATCGAGAACGTGGAGTCGCCAACAGGAGCCTTTCAACCTCCCGTTGCCATTTAGCATGGCGCAACAGCGGATTCATACGTTTCAAACGAATGATACCGTCAACTACGTGCAGACTCATAGTCACCTGCACAGTGGCAACGCCTATCAGTCTGATATGACCTCAGCTGCCTATAACAAGGCATTTGAAAAGTTAAAATCAGACCTGAAGGGCGAGGCTGCGCAGATTGTCAACTCCATACACGAGCGTCAAAAAACGATCGATATGATTGGCAAGCGTGCTATCCAGCTCGTAAAATTCACCCGAGCTGTACGACACTTCCAATGGGATGAAGCCGCTGAAATACTCGGCTTTAAGCGCGATCGCAGGAACCGCGTTGTGAATCTTCACAACGTTAGGCATACGGCGAAAGCGTTTGGTGATAACTGGCTTGAATTCCATTTTGGGCTCAAGCCGCTCATTGGTGAGATCGGCCGGTGCGTCGAGCTTTTGCAAGCCGACTATCCGAAACTGTATATCGTCAGGAAGGCATCAGAATCTAAGGTATGGAGTGATCCGCCTCAGAATCTTGGTGCCTACACGAAGCGCGTTTATCACGATCTTCGTATCGGTAGTACAGTAGGCGCGGAGGTTAGGATCACCAATCCTAATCTCTTTCTTGCCGATCAACTGGGGTTTGTAAACCCAGCTAGTTGGGTGTGGGAAGCGATCCCGTTCAGCTTTTTAGTTGACTGGTTCGTAAACGTTGGCGACTTCCTCGAAGGGATCTATCCCTTCCCAGGCGTCACGTTAGTTAATCCTTTTAGGACTAGCTACCTGCTCTGGCAACAAGATCACAAACAATACGCAAACCCCGGATACAGCGGTTATATGCTGTGGAAGGGGACGGTTGTTCAATGTGATCGCGTGGTGGGGCCCCTTCCAGGTCCGACACTGCGCGTAGACATGCCTTCTAGGCTGTCTCCGTCGCGTGCTGCTACTGCAGTCTCGCTTTTAACTAAACTGTTACGAGAGTAACACCTTTCCTTTGGAGAGTTAAACCATGCCTCAATTGGCAGACATGACCGTCAAAAAGAACGACGGTGCCACGGACGTTACCTTCACCGGCGTTCAACCGGCTGCGGGTGACCGGGCTCCCGCCGTTTGGCGGAACGAGTCCATCGGCGTTGCGGTGAACCATCGCCCTCGCCTGACGATGCAGTCCCGTTCCAACGGGAACGGCACCGCCAGGAAAGTGGAGGCGGTTCTCACCTATCCGTCGACCTACGTGGACACCACGACAGGCCGTACCCAGGTCGCGGACGTTGCAATCCTGCGCGTCGATGCCACGCTTCCGGTTAACATGCCGGTCGCTGACATCAACGAGGCGGTCGCCCAATTCGGGAACCTCCTCGACCACACGCTGGTGCAATCGTGCCTCAAGGCCGGCTACGCAGCTTCCTGACGATCGGAAGCTGAATGGCTCTGTCACAGTTACTACCACGTGAAGTGGAGCAACTGGTCCATCGCTTGTGCGAGGACCTCGCCTCTCCCATATCCCTCGGCGTATCACTACGCTGTAAGTATGGTGAGTGGGACGATCTTGCTTCTATGCAAATCGACCCGAAGCATTATCTTTCGGCCGACAGCTACTGGCGTGATGCCACCGCTGTTGGTCTTCTCAGGAAATGCCAAGATTTGCCCACTACCATCGACCGCAAGGCCGTTGCGATAGAGGCGTTTTGGCACGCTGAGAGAGAATGCTTCCGCACGAATCAACGTCTACTACCTTATCTCTACGGGAAAGCTTTTGCCCCCGAGGATGAGGGCGTCTATAACTTCTTGTTAAAGACGCGTCGAATAGTAGCCGCTCTGCTGGGTCCATGTCCAGATCTTCTGGACGGACGATTCGGCCCTGGTGCGACATACGGCGATAAGGGACTGTATACCACCGTTCCTGACAAGATGTCTTCTAGACCCACTTTGACACGAGGCGCGATGTGGTTCTTGGTCCCCTGGACCGGAACCGCGTGGGCGAAAGCCTGCGCTAACGACTCGAGAGAGGTCAGCTTTATCCGGGGAAACCGTTTCACAACGGTCCCTAAAGACTGTACTAAAGACCGCGGCATAGCCGTGGAGCCTAGTATCAATCTTTTCTTCCAGCTCGCCTACGGGCGGGTAATGAAAGATAGGCTAAAGCGAGCAGGCCTGGACCTGCTCCATGCGCAAGATGTTCACAGGCGGGTCGCCTGTGAGGCCTCTATCCGAGGCCATTTTGCGACTATTGACCTTTCGAATGCCAGCGATACCGTATGCAAGAACCTTGTCGAGTTCCTGCTCCCATCGAGATGGTTCGAAGTCCTGTCAGGACTAAGATCCTCTCACACCCAGATGCCTGACGGCAGATGGGTCCTGCTGGAGAAATTCAGCAGTATGGGTAACGGTTTTACCTTTGAGCTTGAGACTGTCATCTTTCTCGCCATCTCTATGGCGGTTATGGAAAGCTTGGATCAAACTCCCCTACCCGGGGAGAATGTCTTCGTTTTCGGGGACGATATTCTCGTCCCAACAGACGTCGCTCAGACGGTAATTGACGCTTTGAGGCTCCTCGGTTTCACGCCAAATGGGAAGAAATCCTTTCTAAATGGTTTGTTCCGCGAGAGCTGCGGCGGGGACTTCTTTGAAGGGACGGATGTTCGTCCGTTCTTCTTAAGGGAGTTCCCGAATGAGCCGCAAGATCTCATTGCGTTGGCTAACGGAATCAGAAAAATGGCTTTCAAAGGCCACAGCTCTGATGAAAAGCGCCATTCACTTCTTCGCCGTTCTTGGTTCTGCATTCTTGATGCTCTACCAAGTCCTATTCGGCGCCTCCGGGGTCCTGAAGACCTGGGGGACATCGTCATTCATGACGATGAGGAAAGATGGCAAATCCGTTGGCGACACAGCATCAGATACGTCCAATGCTACAGGCCGGCCACCTTTAAGGTGATCGACTGGAAACATTGGAAGCCTGATGTTGTGCTGGCTGCTGCTTTGTATGGCATTGGTGACGGCCTCCCGAAACATGTGAATGGTTCGGAGAGGCATACCGGTTGCGGTGGTGTCACACCACGCGGCGGCGTCACAGGCTACAAAGTCAGTTGGGTGCCTAGGTCGTAAAACCTGGGCGTGAGGTCTG